TTTTGGCTGGATTCCAGTGATCGCTTAATGTATGAGGGCAAAGCCCCAGAACTTTCTGATACACGGCGAGCACGTATGCCAGCGTTCTTTGAACATGCAAACCCCAACCTTCCACAGTATGCTTAATGTATTAACTGTGGAGCATCTTCTACAAGAATTAGAAGATCGTTTTCCACTCACTAACCCGCAACCAAATACCAGCTTAGATCAGATCATGTATAGATCTGGTCAACGTAGTGTGGTAGACTGGATTGCATCTAGACTTTCTGAAGGAGATTAATTATGTGTGGCGGCAGACGTGCATATCACAAACGAGTAGAAGCCCAGCGTGAAGCAACTCGTCAAGCTAACATTTATGAAGATCAGTTGAGGCAGCAAGAGGCTGCTAACCAAGCTTTGATTGAAGGTTTGAAGCCTGAAGAAGCTAAGTACACACCTCCACCGATGTCTGTTGGTGCTGCGCTGGGTACTCAAGGTGTCCGTCCCCGTAAATCACGGAAGGCTAGCACCCTTGGTGCTGGTAGAGGTATCTCTTCTTTACGCATTCCTCTAAACGTCGGCGCTCAAGCTGGCGGTACAAATATCCCTACTTAAGTAAATGAACGCACGAAGCAGGTACGATTATCTGACCAGCGACCGGCAACATTTTCTTGACATTGCAGTTCAATGCTCTGAACTAACCCTTCCTTACCTCATCCAACGTGATGAGACTCGACCTAACTACCAACAATTTAGACAACCGTGGCAAGCAGTTGGAGCTAAGGGTGTAGTGACGTTGGCAGCCAAGCTCATGTTGAGTTTGCTTCCTCCTCAAACTACGTTCTTTAAGTTACAACTCCGTGACGACAAGCTAGGCACTGAACTGCCTGCTGAGATGCGTTCCGAACTTGATTTGAGTTTTGCTAAGATTGAGCGAATGGTGATGGATTCGATTGCTGCTTCCAGTGATCGTGTCGTTGTTCACCAGGCACTCAAGCACTTGGTTGTTGGTGGTAACGCTTTGATTTACATGGGTAAGGACGGTCTTAAGCATTATCCATTGAACCGTTTTGTCGTAGAACGTGATGGCAACGGTAACATAATTGAGATCGTAACCAAAGAACTTATCAGTAAAAAATTACTGCCTCCTAAACTTGTTGAAAAAGTCAAGTTTGATACCGAAGATCGTGGTAGTATTGCAGGTGATGACGTTGAAATTTACACTCACGTCAAGCTTGACAACAACCGTTGGATCTGGTATCAAGAGGCAATGGATCAACGAGTACCCAACAGCGAAGGTAAAGCTCCTAAAGATGCTAGTCCTTGGCTCGTCCTCAGGTTCAACACTGTGGACGGTGAGAGCTACGGGCGTGGACGTTGTGAAGAATTTTTGGGTGATCTTAAGTCACTCAATGCACTCTCCCAAGCTATCGTAGAAGGCTCTGCAGCAGCATCCAAAGTTGTGTTCGTGGTATCACCCTCAAGCACGACTAAACCCGCCACGCTGGCCCAGGCAGGCAACGGTGCGATCGTTCAAGGTCGCCCGGAAGACATCGGTGTTATCCAAGTGGGTAAAACTGCTGACTTCCAAACTGCCATGACAATGATGCAGCAGCTTGAGCGTCGGTTGTCTGAAGCATTCCTCATCCTAAGTGTCCGTCAATCTGAACGTACTACGGCTGAAGAGGTTCGACTCACTCAACTTGAACTGGAACAACAACTTGGTGGACTCTTTTCACTGTTGACTGTTGAGTTCCTGTTGCCTTATCTTAATCGCAAGATGCTGGTTCTTCAACGTAGTGGTGAACTGCCTAAGATCCCTAAAGATCTAGTCAATCCTACTATCGTTGCAGGTATCAATGCTCTTGGTCGGGGACAAGACAGAGAATCCCTGACTACCTTCATCATGACCATTGCACAAACCCTTGGTCCTGAAGCAATGCTGAAGTACATTAATGCAGACGAGGCAATAAAGCGTCTGGCTGCAGCACAAGGTATCGATGTTCTTAATCTTGTTAAGAGCATGGATCAACAGCAAGCTGAAATGGAACAACAGATGCAACAAGAGCAAGACATGGCTATGATGCAAGCTGTTCCTAGTGCAATGAAAGCACCACTTCTAGATCCAACTAAAAATCCCAATGCCGGTGACATCGTTAACAACGTGATGGGTGCCGACATTGTTCCACCTAATGAATAAGTATGGCTGAAATCCTTTCATATGATCCCAGCTCTGACCCTGAGGTTCTTGCTTCTATTGAATCAGATGAAGCTGAGTCTCTAGCCATTGGCGAAGAGATGATTAACCAAGCCAATGAACGACTTGCTGGGAAATATAAAAATGCACAGGAGCTTGAAAAAGCTTACATGGAACTCGAAAAAAAATTGGGTTCCAAAGAAACTACGGGAAAACCACAAGCTCAACAAGACGAACAAACTGAAGACGAGAAACCTGAAGATGCTACAGTTGATTTCCTTTGGGAAGTTAACGAGGAATACGAAAAG